AAGCTCGTAAGTTTTATGGCACACATAGAATCCGGTGGGAGTGTTTTAATCACACTCTGTGTGGTGTACATGACATCGAGAGCGTCTTTTAATCTACAATTTTCCTTCGCGTAATCAACTATGACTTTCTCGCCTCGTCTGTGTAACATTTGAATTACACGTGGAAGTTCGGTGAATGTTGCTGCATACCTCAGCATTAATGGTTGATGACATTTTTTTATACCACTCCATTTCGCGTTTATATTTTTCTACGAGGTTTTGCATTCTTTCGCGAGTTCTTCTATGCATTTGTAGTATCTTTTTAAATCTTTCATAAAGCGCTTATTTTTCTCGAGACACTCACACTCGGGTTTATTAAGATAAATCCATGCGAGATTTGATTTAGAATATCGCGTTTCTTTTTGATTTTGATTAGGCTTTCTCGCCACAAGTTTTTTATTTTTTATGGTTTTCTTGAGTGGTTCTATGCGTTTCGTGAAACTAATGGCTTGCATCACTGTGTCCGCGAGGTCATCTTTCTTTTTTGATTCTTTAAATATTGGAAGCCAATGGTTATTTATGGGATTATTGTTTAAAAATGCTTCACATCGTTCGATGGATACCTTTTTACGTTTGAGATACTGTGCCTTACCCGGTCCGCATACATCTGGAATCTTGAACTTCGCATCGTAGATGATAGTTTCTGAATTAGGTGATTTTATGACAAAGTATGCATGTAGGAAATTTTCTACCATTTTCATTTTCTTATTTCTATCCGGTTGCTTCTCTATGAGTATTACGTTTGAATCAAGTACCCATGGGCGATCATCCAAGTGTTTTCTCATGGATACAAACAATCCATCCTTGTGTTCAGGTGGAACCCCTGAAACATCCCAGTTCACGACCAGATTCGATGTTTCGTCAAATTGACATACGGCTAAATTCCGTATACCTACATCTATGCTTAAAATCATTAATTTAAAGAAAATTTATTTCTTTATCTATATAAATGAAGAATAGTTGGATTAACACCACAGCTGTAATTGTATCCATATTGGTGGTCATGTACTGGCTGTACACGATTCGCCGTGAAAAAATGGAGGGACAGGATTCGAAAGCTGTGAAGTATATCAAGGAGGCTTCTCCAGAAAAGTTTATTAATCCATTCATCGTATACGGTATGGCGAAAGAGTTGACCGATGATGACGAAAAACTCGCGAAGATCATCCCACTCGTGAAATCGGGTGATCGAGAAGCATTGATCGCGTATTTAGAATCTTTGTAAATTTTTGTTTTTAGTGGTCACAGTACACCACAGAGAACAAAAAGGAAATTAACGTCGTCGCATAGATGGCATTTTCATACCAGAAAAGTTGGCAGTTTTGAGTTTGTTCTGTCCAGCGGGGGACATACCCATCATAACCATGGCGATGATTAGCATGATACACGATAGCGCGGCGCCAATGATCGCATACTTCATGGGGCCGGTCATAGCACCAACCACACCCGACACGGCTTCACCAGCCGATTCGATGACTTCCGCAGCACCACCAGCCTTGGAAGCGGCTGTGGCTTCACCTTTGGCTATGATTTCGCTCGCCAATTTGTTGGTCGTCACAGCGGAAAGTAAGTTCTTCGCGACGGCTTGTGCCGCAAGATCGGCGGAGATGTTTTGCTTGAACGAGAGTGTTTCGCCGTTGAGACAGATAGCTTCACCGATATTAATCGTTTGTTCTTGAATATTAACAGCTTCGTTTATAGTCTTCGTGAGGTTGTTCGTTTCGAGACTCGTTTTAACTATATTTTCGATTTCTGAATTAATAGTCTGGTTCACATTTTGTTTATCACCAAATTGCAGATTTCCCATCTGTGTTTGTTTATCGAGAGCAGCACTCGCCTGTGCCTGAAGTTCACTCGCAATATCATTTTCGACGGATTGGAAACTTTCTGTAATTTGTTCTGTCGTTGCCATGAAACTTGATGTAATCTCTTGACTGGTATTTATGTTACACCCGACCGATCTCAATATATTAAGTTCCATACCCTGAATATTCTGCATCGTGTTTTCATTAATGGATTCGTTGTTTGTCACCGAATTATACATGATGTCATTCACTACACTCATGTTAAAATTTTGGTTGATGGTAGAACTTCCACCCCCACCCATCTTTTGTGTTGTACTGAGAAAAAAATAAAACTTAAAGACTAATGCTTCCTTTAATCTATGTGGTGTTGGTGGTGTTGTCACCCATTTGAGGGTGAAACCTTAAAACTTCCATATAAATATGACGATAAGCGAAGTAAATTTTACACGTGTGGTGGGTTCTGCTCATGGAGTTGCATGAAAAGATATGCAATAGATAAATATGGAATTACACGTGGAGGTATCATATGTAGTAACATCATCATTATGCGAAAAAAGTTATACAATAAACTTGGCTCAATTACGATAGCACCTCTGCGTGAAAGACTCGATGTATTTGGTGGTGACCTCACCATAGAAGAATTTAGGAATAATAGCGTCGTAGACAAAGAAAAACCTAGAGAAATAGACACTAAACCTCACGAAGACCGGTTAATACCAATTATTTCAAACACAAAAAAGATGGATGAAATAAAGAGTGCTTCTGGTAAAAACGAGACGCTCAAATTGAAGAGAGATAAACCACTCAAAAGAAATCAAAATAATCTCGAATCAGCGCTTGGGCTCATCATTAAGCCCAAACCTTAAAAGACGACGCTGTTTATTCGTTGGTTTTGATTTGGGTATGTTTTTTGTAATCAAACTGTCGATCCAAGTCTCTCCATCGTATGCTTTCCAACGAATTCCATACTTTTCTATCACCTTGCGACACAACACACACGGAAGTGATACACCCTCACCATAACTGGTTTCTCGGTGTATCACTAACGTCCCAAACTTGCGTTTGACCCAGGCTGCAAATTGGTGACCTCGATTTCCTCGTTTGAAACACTCGCGTTTGAGTGTTTTTATCATTCGCCTTTCGGCGCAGCATATGCAATCACTTTCGAAAGTGGCGAAAATGACGTGTCGTGTAAGTCGTGACAACTGGATAGCACGGCATTATTACTTAATAATACATAGCTGATTCCTTTTAATAGAGTTACAATTGTCACACGAATGCCCTTCAAACACAAAGCAACATGTGTCGCATTCATTTAAAACACTAATGTTTCTCTTCATGAGCTTATTTTCTGAATATAAAACTAAATCCCTGACTGTGTATATGCCATACATAACCATTGTTTCCAAGTTTGGAAATTTCATCCTATTTACCAAAACAACCACAACCTTTAGTTATCTTTAGCATAACTGAGAAGCTGTCGATCATGGGTGGAACCATTTTCTTGAGAACAACTTCAAGTTCGGAGTCTTCTTCACCTTCGTCGATTTCCTCTATCAAGGAGTAAATCAAGTCGAGGACGAGTTCCTTCTTTTCTGGACCTTTGAGTGTTTTGATGCTATTCACTTCCATCATCAAACTCGACACGATACCACAGATGTTTTCCTTGTTGACCCCAGTTTTCTTGTATCGCGCAGTCAATGTCTTGACACGTTCGGCGACCTTCTTCGCCTGTGGGGACTTGTTGTCATATCCATCGAGGATGGTTTCGGGTGCGGCGCTCATTTATGATGTATACAGAAATAAATTCTTTAACAATTGTAATGGATGCAGACGACATCATAGTATTCATTGCGACATCTCTTGGTTTACATCAATTGATACGCGAATTCACTGACGTGTACAACATGAAGAAAGTTGGTAGTTACACACCGGAATATGTAATATCTGGTATAGCTACGAGTATGCTATGGGGAATTTATCAGTACAGAAATGGGTCTAAGTATTATGCTATGCATTCTCTAGTAGGTGTGGTACTTGGTCTCTATACACTCGTGCGGATTCGGCGCTTGACGGAAGACGAGCCTCAAATGTTGTTTCCGACGTAAGTTTCCCTGCAAATTGTAATATTTTACATTTTTCTTCGAACGTTAATCTTCCTGTCTTTTGCATCACATAAGACAGGAGCATTAAGATGATTTGAATTGAATCGACTACGTGCATCTATTTTTTACAAACTTTAAAAAGTAACAATTTTCCCTCATCGGAAATGTTCTGCATGAATTTCGCGTAGAACTGTTCAGCTGTGAGTTGTGTACCATCGAGGTACGTGATCTTGTTCGCAGATTTCCTGAAATTAGCGAGTGCGTCGTAATGTTCAGCGCACCAACGTTTTAATTTATCTATATGTGGTTTCGAACGACTAATAATTTCTTCTCTCACATCTTTACCCGCCGCCAATTGAATCTTGTACTCGATATAATCATCTATATCGATGAAATCACCCGCAGTTTTTTCTGGTGGTACAAACTGTGCATCGGATGCGACGGCGTCGATTAAGATTTGTTTAAGTTTTTCGAGTTCATACTTTTTAATATAAAATTCTTCTGTGCCCTCTACATTACCAGTTTTCTTAGCATCAAAGAAACCAAACGCAGCTACACCCGCTAACATCGATGACAGTATGCACATAAATATTACAAACTTGATTCTGTTATCCATCTAATATAAATATATATTAAAATTTAATACCAGTTGGTCCTGGGAGTGGTTTGTAACTCGACATTCTCATATTTGGTTGAGCTATCCCTCGCTTCAATGATGGCATCGTCACACCACGACGCTTCATCATGAGGTACATAGACAATAACAATAACAGTATGTGACCTATCAACGAAACTATCCCGAAGTTCCTAGCAGATTTATCGGCGGTGCTGCTGCATTCGCGAGTCATCGCGAGCGTCATTGAAGATGCAATGACACCGAAAATACCGAACAAGAGTGCGAATGCCGCGGCTTCGGATTTCACGATCTTAGTAATAAGGAGTGTGAGAATCATAGCGATAGCCGCAGTCATCGTGTGACTCAAGAACATTTTAAGGTTCTTCCATTTTTGAGAATTTTGGACTTGGTCACACTCGTTGAAGGTCTTAATTCCAACTGATGTGATCGCGATGTAGAACACACCCATGATGACGATCAAAAAGAGTGTACCATAAGACATTTCCATATCTTGCCCCGTTCTCGCGGCGAGGTTTGATAATTGTTGCATATCTAACTTAGATACAGCCATTTTATATCATGTACTGAGAAATTATTATGTATTATGATATTCACTGAACCTGACTGGAAAGGGTGATCGTCGAGTGGATATGGTAGAGTGCACATGTTATGAAATAATTTTATTACATATAAATATATGAAGACTGGTGCGGTTCTAATTATATTACTGTGTATGTGTTCATTAATTATAGGTATAGGTGGTATAACAGCATTTAATGCAATGTCAAATACGAACGCACCAACAAGTAATGTAGTGGAACGCGTTCCAGAAGAGGTAGTAGATCCACTATCCGTTGTATTACCATCTGGTCTAAAAGCTTGTGATGTTAAAGGCGACTGGGAGCTTACTGGTGAATGTCACTCCAATGGAATGGGGATACATACCCAAACTATCATAGATAACACAGATAATGGAACTGGCTGTCCGGAGGGTATTGATAAAAAGATGATGAATTGCTGTTACGAGAAAGGTAACTGGTTAGATATGACATTTTGTACGGGTGGAAAGAAACGACAGAAGCAAACTATTGTAAATTGTCCAAGTCATAAGAAGACGCGTGAAGTGGAATGTACAAAGAAAACTACATGTGGTTCAAACGGTAAAAGAATACGCACTACAAACGATTTGAATGGAAATGAAGTCGCAACAGAAGAAGATTGTTGCTATATGTCAGAATGGCGAGATGTGGGTGGTTGTAAGGCGCGGGGTGGCGGGAAACAAACTCAGGAACGAGATACTATAAACTGTAAGAGTTATATACCTAAAACACGGGAGATTGATTGTTGTTATATAGGTGAGTGGGAAGACTCCGGTGCGTGTCAGGAAGATGGCAAAATGAAACAGACGCGCTCCATTTACAATTGTCCGAATGAAAGCGTAAATGAACGAACAGTAGATTGTTTGTATACGTTTAAAAAATCAGTTGAAACGCCATACGGTCCAAACGGTGGACCAAAACAATATGGTAACGTTCATGATATTTCTTGTGATAAAGATAATCATAATGGTGCGCTCATGTCTTTTAAATTTACAAAGAACGAGGACGATAAAATTCGTAATGAGTACAAATGTTATATGAGTTCTACACAATTCAAAAATAAAAATAGAAAATCGACACCACATGGTGCATCTGGTTCGAGTTCAAGTGGTAGAAATGCTATGTGGGATGTTGATTCTCATCCAGTTGAATGTGGTAATAAATTTATAACTGGGTGGAAATTAAATCAGTGGAGTAATTCTATGAAAATGCTATATTCTTGTTCAAATATAGCAACTCCGGACGCAAGTAAGTGTGAAGAATTGATGTCAGACCATTTCGGTGAACCGCAGTACGCGGGTGATTGGACTAAAGCTGGTACTATTTCATGTCCAACAGATAAATTACTTACTAAATGGAAGTATAATCGTAGTGAGGGTAGAATTAGATATAGATGTTGCCCTAAACCATAAATTACAACTAGGCATAGAGTGCTGTCGCATGAGTTAACACGAAAAGAATGACTTAATCAAACGCTCCGAAACGCTAATGGGTATCCAATTTAATTTATCGTCGTGAATTGTTTTATATTCATCTCTATCGGAATTGGAATGCTTCAGTGAATATCACATTTTGTGCAAAAATGCGATTGAATTTTGCAAAAAGTGTGTGAGTTTACCATTATTTCCGGGTATCACGAAAGATGAACTTGAATTTACATTAAAGAGTCATAGAGATTTTCATCTTCTCTCAATTTAAGTACGCCATCCGTCCATCTATTATTATCTTTATCTACAGACTTTACGTGTAATAGAGCTATTTGTGGATATGGGGAAATACCGATAGTCGTTTTATATCCATATATGGTTTCGTGTATACTATTACCGTGCTTTATCCTAGAAGGTTCATTTTTGTAAACACGATCTAAATAATCCGGCCAATTTACCCAGTCGTATTCATTTACAGTGAATCCATGGTCTTTGTACCATTCGTCTGTCGCACCCAAGCATATATTTAATCGCGGAACTTTTATTAATTCGGCGTTTGTTTCCGTTATAATATTTTTTATGTTTTTTATAAGTTTTTCTTTTGGCATTTCATCTGGGTCTAGTACAAATATATAATCACCCGAACATTTACTCGTATGAAAATTGCGATGTGCGCTGAAATCATCATCAAAATCTCTCTCACATGTAACTATATCATCTTTAAAGTGTTCCAATACACGTAAAACTTGTGGCGTTACATGAGCGGTGTCCACCAAAATATTAATTTCATCTTCAGTGTCCTTTGTTCTTTTTAAAAATGAAATGAGCGAATATAATTCCTTCGATTCGTTACATACGGTTATTGCATACGACAGTTTCATTATTAATATTAAAGAATATGACGTCTTTAAGTTAAATATGATACCAGACGTGATTCATAAAGTAATTATAGTAGATGAAGGTAAATTACCTGCATTGCCACACGAAATGAAAATGGCTATAGAAACATTTTATAGAATGAATCCTGGTTACAAAGTTAATCTATTTTCCGGAAATGATTGCGTCAAATATATAAAGACACATTTCGATGATAGAATCCTCAATGCATACGAAAAATTAAAACCATATTCATATAAATGTGATTTGATGCGCCATTTGATATTGTATAATGAAGGTGGGTGGTACACAGATGCAAGGATGATATGTTATAAACCACTTGATGTATTAAAAAAATACAATAAAGAATTTTATGTGTGTATAGATACACCACAACAACAGTTGTGTATGACGACTGGATTCATTGGTTCTATTCCGAAGCATCCAATTTCTAAAAAAATGATAGACATAATCCTATGGAATATCGACCAAATGCATTATGGTATGGATTGTCTCGCGCCAACTGGACCAGGTGCATACATAAACGCTTGCATAGATCATTTACGAATGTTTCCATCAAAATGTATGATAGGAAAACACGTGATAGATAATGGCGAGCAATTTATAGATTATGAATGTGGACGCATGGCAAAAGTTAAGTATAATAATGCAAAAGGCGCAGATAACAGC